CCATCGTTTTCCACATTTATCACATTCATAAAAATAGCTACTCAAACATTCTGTCTGGAAAGGCTAAACCAGCAGCATACAAACGGCCACCGTCTTTATCAGGGCAGGCAGGATGAAACCATCTTAATAGTCGTTTCATTTCCGCTTCCTATAAACTCGTTTAGCTTTAATCTTCCGACGTCTAAATACCGGCGTAGTATCGTCAATCGCTAAGACTACTACGATTACGCCGGTCAGGATTATGCCGTATTGGGTGACGTTAATAGCTAACCTTTCCCCAAGTAAACAAAACGATAGGATAGGACTTATTGTTTATTGTGATCATGATTGTTCTTTGGGCGGATTAGCCGAACCTTTCGCACCGTCAGAGTTCTTCACAACCAAGTCGGTAACTGGCTTTGTGGCTTCTGGGCTGTCGAATACTATCATCAGGTCTTTATTCTGGTCGTGATAGCCGTAGCCGTCCCCATACTCCGTGAACATAGTATAGCCACCTTGTCGGTCATATAGGTTGGTGCGGTGGGTATTCGGCATGCTCTCTAGCATATCGAGAACTGCGTTGTCGTGCTTGCTCTCAGGGTGAAGCACAAGCTGGGTACGGTTTTCTTTAATCAGTATGGTAGTTTTCATTTCTCTGTGTCCTCTTTCGGTACATCCTGATATACACGCTCGCCATCTATAACAGAATTACCGTTTTCTGTATCGGAGGTTGACTTAGCGCTTGTCATAGAGCCATCTGTGTTGTCATTGGGTACTATGTGATTTTCTATGTATTTCTCCGACGGAACGCTTGGGTCACGGTATCGCTTACAATATGGGGTCGGGTGCATTGCTTTTGGCATCGTGCAGTGTCCGCAAGGAGCTAGACCCTCGTTCGACTCTCCCAGCCCCAAAGCGGCTCTAAAAATCACTACGGCACTTGGGAACGGGGCAGAGTTTTCATGCCCGCCAAACTTCAAGCGTCCTTTAATAAATCTGACTTCGGCATTTTTGTCGATCACGTTATCGTGCCACCATCTTGTGTCTGTTCGACTGGGTACGAGGCAGACAACTACCCCCCCTTGTGCGGTTGAGGCTTTGTCCATCCACTTGCCAATCTCACGGCCATATGGCGGGTTCATAAAGACAATCTCCCTATCCCAGTCTTGGGCTAGGCCATTATCAATAGATGTAAAGTACTTAGGGGTTTTGTGGTTCTCGTCAGTAGCACATGGGTCAAGCGTAAAGCCAAACTCGGCGTGGAGCTTATCATAGAATTCTTGAGGTGTAGACCACAGATCTGTTTGGCTGCTAAAGTGAACGCTCATTTGTCTAACTCCAAAGCGGCTCTAATCTCTGCCCGTAATTCGTTACGTACTTCCTGCATATAGGTTGCGTCCTTTAATTCACCTTTAACGAAATAGCCCTCATACTGCAACACAGCCTCTATCGCTTCCACCGAGCGAGTGTGTTTAAAGATGGCAGATTTTAGTGCGTCAGTATCACGCTTTGCTCGGAGGTCATTATATAAACCGTCTTCATTAGGGTTATGTAATCCCTCCAGATAAGTAGCAATAACTTGAGTTAGCCATTGCTCGTTAGGTTGTTCGGTGGTCATAGCTGGTATTTCACCCGACCCATCACATGTAGGGCAGTGAACATCGCCCTCGTTACCCTGACCCCTACAAGTTGGGCAAATGTCAGTATCTTTAAGTTTACTCATAATTTCTCCTCGTCGGCTTCTAGTTCCGCTTGGTCTTCGGCAGACATTCGGTTGAAACCAATTAAACTCTTAAACCCATGCCACCAGTATTCTCTAAACGTAATTTCGGTGACATCTTTCAAATATTTGTAGTATTGGATATGCTCCCTAATCCCTGACGGGCAACACATTGGGTCAACACATTCTCTATATTTACTCATTTCACTTACTCCCGTTATCTAGTTTGTTAAGGGTGGCAATACGGTTATCTGCATAAATTGATGGGGTAGCATGTTCAAAGGTCATCGCCGCTCTAAACTTATTGACTTCCTCAATCGCTACCCGTTTAGTTTCGGAGGCTAGGAGGGCTAGGATTTGGTCAGCAGCACCCTCGATGTCAAACGTATAGCCTAAGCCTCCATTTGGTGGTGCTGGTCGAACATTGGCGTGTAGGCTAACATCTCCGTAAGCTTTTTTAGCGTCATCAATCCAAAGCAATTTTTCTAGCTGCTCCCGTACTGTAGCTGTGGGCTGGTTGGGGGTCATAGGAGTACGCTCTTAAACTTAGACTGGGCGACTCTCAGAGTTCGGACTCTATCCATAATTTCGCCCCGATAGTCGGTAAAAGTTACTACATCGTTGGCTTTGTAGGCGATAGCATAGGCACTTAGTAGCTGGTCAAAATCCATGTGTGCGAACTTATCTATATCTTGCTGCATTGCTTCTTCCATAAAATCTCCTTTTACGTTATCTTGGTTCATTCTCTTATCCCTTTCGATTTACGTTAGTGGGGTTACTGGGCGGATTGGTGACGCTTGGGGAGTCTGCAAAGCCTAACGCAACCAAGTCGTTCACTATTGCGTGTCTATATGATTTGCGGCGCATACGCCACAGGTGCGTGAGTTTTGCGGGGATATAGTACGTCGGGAACATATGCCACTTGCTTTGACCAGAGTACAGGCAGCCAGTTAGTATTGCCGGTTGATAGTATTCCCAGCCGCCCTTTATGCGCCAACCGTATCCTCTCTCCATCCCCGTCTGGCTGCAACACCCCGTATGTAGCGGGAAGTAAAAGCCGATAAAGAAAGCGCCGGGTCTGTCGCCAAAGTATATAGCCCAATCACTACGGCGCTCCCCCTTGATATTCCAGCCCCGCAGTTGCCATCGTTTGCTTGGGGCAGGGGGCAACGGCTTGATTGCCTCTAGCTTTGCTTGTAATTCAGAGTTACTTTGAGTCGCCATAATTCCCCTTTACTCCGAAATATTCCTCAAGAACAGCTTTAACGTCGGCTAGGGCTTGGTTGTAGGTTCTGTTTGCTACTGTAATTCTAGTTAATTGTTCTGGTACAAAATCTTCATGGTAGCCAGTGATGTCAGTCCTGTTTCTAGGCAACATCCCAATCAATTCTGAATAGACTAGCTTGGTCTGATTTTCGTTTACTTCGGGGGCTGCTTCTTGAAAGGTCATTTTGCTGTCCATATATTTAACCCGCCAATTATTATCCAAAAGAACCCTCTGATTAACTCCACGCCAGTTTTAGCCGTATTGACATCTCTAACGCCCCAGTAAATAATCAGCAAGCCTACCGCCATAAAGAAGTAATGCCTGACTTTGTGTATTTTACTCATGGTGTTCCTCCATCCATCTAGCCGACTCTGGAATTGTCGTACCCAGCAGCACCTCCCCTAACATTAGTAGGCTAACCCCGATAGTTTGAATTAGGGCTACGGGTATGTCTTTTAGTTTTTCTGGTGAGGTCATAGCCCTAATTCCCCTAAAGCTATGATCTGCTCTTTGCAAATCTCAAATTCCTGGTCTTCACGATTTGGATTGTTATCCATCTTAGCTATCTCCTCATTTATGTAGTCTAGTTTATTCTGCAAAGCGGCAAAGTTACAATCGTCAAAACTATTCATGTACGATGATGACATTGCCGCCATACCGTCACCAAGCATTAGCTGATACTTATCAAATCGACGGCGACGCTTGCCGGTGGTTAGGGAAGAGGTCATGCTATAGACCCTGCCAGACGCAAATTGGGCGACGATGCGCCTCTTTCCTAACTGACTTCACATACTGACCCGTCGAACGGATTACGCCAGCCCGAGCCAGCCGTAGCATGATTGCGCCTAAGGCCCGTGGCTCACGGACTGTTAGGCCATGCTGTTCTAGCTCAGACCATACTCGATCTGAATTGAAACTTTGTCCATTTACTGCTAATTGTCTAATAATCATTTCTGCTCTCACTATCCATTGTATTGGTGCATTTTCATAACTTTTGTTTATAGCTGTTTGTGTTGGCGTAGTGTCGAATAAATCTAGCTGTGCCATTACTCCCTTTGCTCTCGTTTAAGTAAACATCTTGACCGGTAATCAGTAACCCAGTGACGGGGCTGTAACTCTTGCGAGTATTACTTACCGGCCAGAATGTTTACTTAAGTTGTTAATGTTCAGGACGGCTGGTCGGTGTTAACCTTATTACCTTTACCTTGATATCGGCGGGTGAGTGCCTATATATCAAGTGAGCACCAGCTGGTTAGAGTTCTATACGGGTAAACCCTTTAGCGTATTCTTCGCAGATTTGTTGTAGGTTCATACCATGACCTCGTGAGTGTTGTCCTCAACGATCATGTCGCAGGTAGGGCAGTAGTCGAGTGCGTCAGGGCCTTTGTGGTAAGTCGGCTCACCGCAGATGTTGCAGATGGTTAGTGCTTCAGACATTACACAATCTCCTTTGCCATGCGTTCGACGTAAGCTTCGGCCTGTGCCTTAGTAGGGAAGTATGTACCATGTACACTGATGCCGTTCTTACTCTTAACAATTACGTCACCGGCCCATTGGTTCTCGCCAGTAATGCCGTAGATAGACATGTCAGTTACTTTCTTTTCAATAGTAAAGTTAGCCATTAGAAATCCATTTCCAGTCCGCACAATTCACATTGTAACGGGCCACTTGCATTATGGTCGAACAGAAAAGCGTGGTTACAGTTAGCTTGTTCGACCAACAGCTTGTAGGCTTCGGTCGTGTCTTTTAAGACCTGGAGGTCTGCTTGTAGGGTAGTCATTACTTTATCTCTTTCCACAGTTCGTTAGCGGCAACTGCTTGCCCCTCGAAGATAACAGTGACTGAACCGGCCGTTAGGCTCGAAGCAGTCAATCCGGTAAAAGTAACCGTCATTGCTTTGAAGCTTAAACTTAGCTCCGTCTACGGTTTTCTGTTTAGTAGTTGTGGTCTTCATGTGCTTAACGTCCGTTCATGAATTACTTAGTGATAGCCTTAGCTTACATCACGTTACATACTTAGTCAAATACTTTTTTGTATACCTGTGGATAAGTCCTTAGGCTGTTCGGCTATAAGTAACCGTAAATAATCAACCATAGATAGCTTGTTGATACCTATGTACTTAGCACGGGCTAGGGCAGCCGCTTTAATATTGTCACGCAAATTAACCGGTACTCGTATAGTTGTTTCTTTCATATGCAGGGTAGTATACATATAAGTATTGACTTACACAAGTATGTATGATACTATTGTTGACATGAAAGCAAATCAAACAAACATCGAACAATCCGACATAGCAAACTTACTGGTCACCCGTAATGGCGAAGCCGACGAAGACTATTATTCAGCCATACGAGCCGCTGAACGCAACTTAAAAGTAGCAACTGCTACACATAGGATAATTGAGGGAATCACTGCCGCAGGGCGGTCTACGGCCCGTGTGATAGGCATTTCAATGCTAGACGCCTATGCTGGTTACTACGACGCAATGAATCACACACAAACTCGCCAGGAGATACGTAACGAGTTAGGTGTTAGCTGGTTGCCTAGACTTACCCTTTAGGATTACGTTTAAAACTGTTATCGATTTTAATAACTTTACTATCAGACCGTAATGGTGGCGTGATTAAGCGTACCCGGCCATTCTTGTAGGTCTTCTCGATAGGTAGGCGAGCGAATAGTTTGTTGGGGATCTGTTGGATTGGAATTGGTTTGATTGACATATATTTGTTCCTTATCTGTTTAGTTATTCTAGCATTAGCCACGTTTAATCTACCCTTTAATTAACAGTGTTAGCTGCAAGGGAGCTACATTTACAGCGTCTTTACTATAGCTAATCCGAAGTGGGTTCTAGTTTAGTTCTCTGTATTTACTTAGTTGGTCTGGATTCAGTAGCTAATTCAAGTAGATAATACTTAAATCTAGGTTACGGAGTGATTACGGTCGGCGGGGGTAAAAGGTTTATTACTAAGTTGATTGTTAAAGAACGATCTTCGGCGTAAGGCGGCTGTTTAGAGGCACCGCACCCCAGTTAAAGCTGTTCGTGACTTACCGATCACATCTACTCAGATATTGTAAGCCCCTGAGTCGTTCGCCAGCTATAGCGTCCTGTCGGGCTGAGTTGGTAATATCAATCACGAATAATGTGCTTGACGCAATTACGATTTCTGCTACTATATCAGTAGACAAGGCTCGCTGAATCACACCTCCTCACGGGGGTGTTTTTCTTGCTAGCCGAGTGATCTTAGACAAGGTCTCTCAGTTGCTTAGTAATATAAAGTAGTCTATTTACAAATGCAAGCTACATAGGTATTATCCAGAGGTCTGCCGAGTATTGCGGAGTCATAGAAGCGGGAATCCACCCCGTACCTATATCCAGCAGCCGGGTTATACAAACTTCTCGGCCGAATCTATGCGGCAGGCACCACTCAAATACTTTTTTCCGGTCAATACGCCTTTAGGTACTTCCGTCCTAGGGGCGTATTTTTATGCTTGTGTTGTTATTAGGCTTGTGCTACATTAGTGGCAGGATGGCGTATTTAATCTATACAGACGGTAGTAAACAAAATGTTGACCCTGATAAAGCTCTGGCCATCTACAAGGTTCTACATAATCAGCAAGCGCCAGCCAACGAACAACAGGCAGCCTTTTGCCTAACTGTGGCCGACGTACACCTAGCTGGAAGCGTAGTACCGCCCAAAGACCAAGTACTAGAGCAAATCATGCATGATGATAGCTTATACGGGCTTAAAAAGGCTCAGGCAGTTGCTAAGCGATTAAAGGAAAGACAGAAGCAATGATTCAGACAGCTAAAGCCAAACGGACTGAACTAAGCAAGTTGGTAGAAGACACGCACTTCTACACGATGGATTTAGAACGTATTACTTTACTACGGGATAAAGCGTTCAAAGCTTTTGACAATGAAGAGGGTAAGAAAGAGTGGCAACGCTATAACCATATACTTGAGATTATGGAAATAACATTGTACCGCTTACATGAAATAGCAATGAATGAGAAAAAGGACAAGAAATGATTACTAAAGGCAAGAAGTATCCAAACATAAGCAAAGCACTCAAAGCTAAAGAGGGCGTGACTGAAGATGGTAAGAGTAAGTTTCACGTTCGGGTAGGCAAAATGGGCGGCACGATCAGCCGAGGTGGTGGCTTCACTAAGGAAACTGCTCAAAAGTGGGGCAGGGTAGGCGGCAAGATTAGCAGGCGTACCAAGGTAATCAAATGACACAGACTAAAGCCGGAGCGATAAAAGCTCAAGCAACTGTCTTGAAACGGTATGGCCTAACGGCAGACGGCAAGAGTAAACTACATTCAGAAGCTGGTAAAGTAGGCGGTAAGAACGGACATAATAGTGGATTTGCGTTGAATAAGAAACTAGCTAGACGGGCGGGAAAGTTAGGCGGTATAGCGTCTGGCGCATCGAGGCGAGCCAAGTTAAGAGTAAACTTAAGTAATGAATCCAGCTAAACTATTCTGCGTAAGTTGCAATAAGCATACGTTACACATCTATGCTGTAGACAGATATGTAACGACTTGTAGCAAGTGCGGACATGAGACATCACAGCTTGATAGAACAGATATGCAGAGCAATGTGTTTATAACGCCTAGCGGTAGCGAGGCAACGCTCGTGAAGAATGATAAGAACACAGTAATCTTTTCGGTAGAGGAGGGAACAGAGAAAGGTTATTATGTTTATGATAAGAATAGTGGCTTTGGGGGTGTACAGAAACGGTAGTGTGCTATTATTCAGAGAATGAGTAAGGCCATATCCCGCAGCCCTAAATCTAGTATTGAGTTAGTTACTTATCGTCGTCCTGGTAAGCCTAATAAGTTCAACAATCCCGATGAGTTCGCGATACTTGTTGAAGCGTATTTTGAACGATGTGATACTTTACGCGACTTGCCTACAATAACAGGTTTAGCAGTTCATCTTGATACTGACAGAAAAACATTGTATAACTATCGTTCTAAGGATGAGTATTTCCCCACTATAAAACGAGCATTAGTCAAGTGCGAGGCTGCAATCGAGTCTCGTGCGATGCAAGGCGGACTCAATGCAACGATGGCAATATTCAGTTTAAAGAACAATTATGGCTGGGTTGATCAATCGCAAATAGACAACACAGTACATTTGCCAATACCAATTCTAGGAGCAGTAAGTGTACAGCCAGACAACAGCGACACGCAAAATCTTATCCCTTAATAAGCGTATTCAATGTATTGCTGGTGGAACGAGTGCTAGTAAGACTATTAGCAGTCTGCTTAAGCTCATACAACTGGCACAGACCGATACTCAGCCGAAGCTGTCTAGCGTAGTCAGTGAGACAATGCCGCATCTTAAAAAAGGCGCAATGCGTGACTTTCTAAACATTATGCAGGTGCATGGCTACTACAAAGACGCGTCGTGGAACAGGTCGGACTTTATCTATACATTTGAAACAGGTAGCAAGATAGAGTTCTTTAGCGCAGATATGCCGAGCAAGACTCGTGGGCCACGGCGTGACAGATTGTACATGAATGAGGGTAATAACATTAGATGGGAAGCAGCCGACCAAATGATGGTACGTACTCGTGAGTTGATTATCATTGACTGGAACCCTACCAACGAGTTCTGGGCATACACGGAAGTTATGCCAAACCGTGACCATGATTTCTTAACACTGACGTACAAAGACAATGAAGCCCTTAGCCAGGAGATTGTTGATGATATCGAGAGTCACAAACATAACAAGCAATGGTGGCGTGTCTACGGCGAGGGTAAGCTTGGCGAGGTTGAGGGCAAGGTATTTCGTGGCTGGGATATTGAACTGTATGACATACCGCATGAGGCTAAGCTAGAAGGGCGTGGCCTAGACTTCGGCTATAGCAACGACCCAACGGCACTTATAAATGTCTACAAGTACAATGGCGGCTTTATCTTAGAGGAAGTGTTGTATCAAAAAGGCTTAAGCAATAAGCAGATAGCTGATGTCATTCTTAACTTAGATAGTCCGCAGTCTACGGTCTATGCCGATAGTAGTGAGCCTAAGAGCATTGACGAGATACGCAGCTTTGGCGTGAACATTCAGCCGGCGCAAAAGGGTCAAGGCAGTATTAACCAAGGCATAGCGTTCATGCAAGACCAGCGCATCAGTGTACCTAAGCAGTCTACTAATCTTATCAAAGAGTATCGCAATTACATGTGGGAAGTAGATCGTGACGGCAAAGTGCTTAACAAACCGATTGACATGTTCAATCATGCAATGGACGCAATACGTTACCGCATGGAGACTTACTGGCGCAACAGTGGGTCACAGGCCGGTGTGGTTGAGACACTTAGTCCAGCTGACCGTGTGGTGCATTCGTTTATAACTAATCCTGAGACTGGCCTAGCTGAGGGCTTTAGTCATAACATGGGCCGGGCTATCAAAGAAAGCATAGAGGGAGACTGGTAATGGCTATGATGATAACGATGTATATCTACGCTAGTCAGGAGCCAGCAGTAGAGATGACTTGGTACCACTGCTTTAACTGCAAGCGTGTGCTGTTCAAAGTTAATAGTAGTCATATCCTAGTCAGCAATGCTTACGGGGCAAGCTTTAAAGACTTACCGCCAAGTAGTAACTACATCGAGTACATTTGTCACTCATGCAAGACTCCCTACTCAGTTTTGTTTCAGTGATGTATACTACGCACTAAGACAAGCTTTATTTGTCAATCATATCTATAAAATAAGTATTCATGCAACTAATACACTGGCTATATATGAACGTCTGGGGCAACTTAGTTGCTACGGTTATCTGGTCAGTACCTCTATGGATGGTTGGCTACTTCAAACTTAAGAAGCAACACGCACGCCATCAGCAAGAGTTAAAAGACCATATCGACTATAAGTTTAGTAAATTAACAGAGGAGACTACTAAGTAATGGGCGTACAATACGATCGCACTTCACCTGTCTATGACAACACCACCGTAGATAACATTAGCCAACAGTCCGGTGTGATTGATAAGCTGCCCAGTCTGTCCTTAGACATCTCCGACGCAGATATCATCAAGAACCTCGACTTCCGTATCAATGAATCACGTGACTACTGGAACGATGCTAAAGGCTTTGACCTTAAGAATGTTCGTAACGAGAACGTTCGCTACCATCTCGGTAAGATTGACGAGGCTGGCCTGTACAAGCACCAGAAAGCCTATAAAGAGAACCAGATATTCTTAGGCGAAGAGAGTATCACAGCCTATGTCACAGCGCAGATAGCTGGCCCGGTTGTCATACCAGCTAGTAAGGAAGACCGCAGCAAGCTGTTCGCTGGTGATCTTGAGAAAGCTATTAAGGCGCATGGTGAGGATGTTGTTGACCTAGAACGCATCATTGAGTTATCGGTACGTAACATCCGCCTCAAGAGAATTAGCGTTATTAAGTTTCGTTACGACAAGCTTTACGGCAAGCATGGCGAGATAATCAGCGAGGCAATCAACCCGGAACACATTATCCTTGACAAGAACACCGCATTAGGTGGCAATCCAGCGTTTGTCTGTCACGTGCTGAAGAAGTCGGTTGATGAACTGCTGGCTGAGTATCCGAGCAAGGCTAAAGAAATACAGAAGAAGCTAGGTATCCAGCGCAAGACCACTAAGCAGATGAGCCAAGAGATAGCCGTAAGGGAAGTCTGGGTCACACACTACGTAGGTAATAAGCCAGTCGAGGGCGTTGTTTGGTACTTTGAAGACTTGGTGCTTGAGAAAGATCGTAACCCGAACTGGTTATATGCTAGTGAGAATCTGAACCTGCTTAAGTTCCCTAAGAAGCCGTTTATCTTTGGTAACTTAGTCAACTACGGCGACCACCTGATTGATGACACATCGCCAGTTGAGCAGGCTATCGAACAGCAGAAAGTGCTTAACCGGCTCGGTCGGCAGATTGGTGAAGTCGCGGCTAAGGCTAACGGTATGCTGGTTATCTCAACTGATAGCGGTCTGACTAAGGATGATGCCCAGAACTTAACCGGCGACCCTAACCAGAAGCTGGTCATTAAGACCAACGGACAGGCTGTTGACCAGCTAGTACATCAGATACAAGCCCAAGAATTACCTGACTTCATCGCTAATAGTAAGATTGATGCCCGTATGCAGGTTGGCAACTTACTAGGTGCGCCGACTGACTTTACAGGTTCGCAGGCTGATGACGGCGACCCGACACTGGGCGAGGTTATGGTTAAGAAGAATCAGTCAAGCGGTATACAGGACAAGATGGTGCGGGCCATTACCCGTATGTTGGGCGATTACTACGAGTACCTAGTCCAGATGATGATTGTCTGGTACGACGAAGAGCACAGCTTTGTCCATGATTCGGGTGACGGTGAGTTTGATTATGTGACCCTGAAGCGTGGCCTGGTTGAAGAGGGCATCCGTGTTAAGGCCGGTAAGCCTGCCAGCCCTGATCGTAGCCGTGTTGAGGCTATCGTGATGAAGTTACTTGATAAAGAAGCTATTAGCTTACTGGACGCTTACAAGCAACTGCAACTCGATAATCCGCAACAGCTATATGACAACTGGGCTAAACAGAAAGCTGACCCGATGAGTCTAGCCCGTGACGCACTAGACATTGTTGATGAGTCTGAGGCGTACGTAGTCTATCAAGATATCATGGCAGGCCAGAAAGTTGATAAAAAAGAGAATCCTGAAAAAGAATACGTCTTGGCCTTGCGTAAGTTAATGCTTAACGATGACTTTATTCACGCTAAGAAAGACAAGCAAAAGAAGTTCTTAGATTACGTTAACGAGTGTCTGGACAGCTTAGAAGTCCGTACAGAGCTTGACATGGCTACTGATACAGAACCTGCTGCTCAAGCATTACGTCCTAGTACACCGCTGCCACCATTGCAGCCACCGATGCAGCCGGGCATGGGCCAACCTGGCATGGGCCAACCTGGCATGGGCCAACCTGGCATGATACCACCGCCACAAATGGGTCAACCTCAAGGTATGCCGATGCAAGCTCCCCCTATGCAACCACCCCCAATGATGCCTCCACAAGGCCCCCCGATGGGTATGCCACCACAACAGCCACCAATGACACCACAAAGCGTGTTCGCTGGTGGACTACCGCCCGAAGGTAGTATTCAACCGCCCCCTATGGGATAATAAGTAAATCAATTAAAGGAGTACACAGCCCTATGAACGCCACAGAATTACGTGTCGAAGAGGCCATCGCCCGAAACAATATTACTGACGCAGACGAGGTTAAGACTGCCCCAGTAGTAGCCGATACCAAGCCAGTAGTCGAGGATAAGAAACCAGACGCTAAAAAGCCACCTGAAGAAGATGACCAGCCAATCACGCCCAAGTACGACAAAGACGGCAAGCGCATCGAGGAAGTCAAAGAAGACAAGCCTGCTGAGAAGCCTAAAGACGACAAGAAAAAGGAAGACGAAAAAGAGTACACCGCAGACGATGCCCTAGAGGTCGATGCGCCAAAGACTCCCGATGCACCGATTACTGATGCGTCTGGTATTCAGTTAAGTGCTGCTGAGCAGAAGTATGTGCTTGATAATATTGGCGAGCCAATGATTATTCGTGGTATTCGTGGCACAGGTGACGATGCTAAAGAGGTTGAGCTAAAGGTCTATGACCCAAGCCAGATACCAAGAGACTTCCAGTTCGGCAGTCAGGCTGATCTACTTAGTGCTCAGCAAGGCTTTGGCCGTTTAGAGACTAAGGCGCAAAGCTTAGTTGGTGGCTTCCGTAACCAACAGTCACAGACCCAAGCAACTGACTTCGAGACCCGTGAGAATGAAGGTATTAGACAGGATGTTGCCGAGTTGCAAAAAGACGGTGACTTTCCGAAGTTCAAGTCACAGCCCGGCTCTAAAGGCTTTGACGATGACCCAGCTAGTAAGCAGATGGCTGAAGTACTCGACATCATGGGCAAGCGTAACGACCAGTACATGAAAGAATACCAGCAAGGCCGTCCTTATAAGCATATTGGCTTCAAAGAGGCGTTTGACGTATTTCAGAAGAACGCCAATGTTAAGAAGCAAGACGTTGCCCAGAAGGACGAAGACACTGAGCGTAAAGGTATCGCTGATAAAGTCGGTACGTCACGGGGCATGAGCGCCAACAATGTTGTACGCCCAACCGTCAAAGCTGGTACTACGACCCGTGACCTGCTTAACAGGATTGATAACGGAGACTTTTAATGAACTTAAACACCATACTAGCCATCCTAGAACACAAGAAAATCATCACTGAAGATGAAGCTGTTAAGATAGCCGAGTTTCTGCAAGGTGCGACCCAATCGACGCACTTCGTAGATGCACAGCGAGCCATCAAAACTCTGCTTGACAAATAATAATTTGCAATACTGCTGATTAGTCAGTATTCTTGTAATTATCAAGGCAACAATAGCCCTCACCGGCATTGTTGTCTTTTTTAATTTAACTAAAAGAGAAGGATTTATACATGGCTGGTATCACATTTACTGACCGAGTGGTAGACATCACCTATCAGGAGATTCTGCCGAGCGTTGTTGACCAAATCAACAACTCAAACATATTAATGGCAAAAGTCTTGAGCAAACCATCCACTTGGCGTGGTGTGACCGAGAACCAACCTATCAGCATTGCTAACAGCACTACCGGTGGTTCATTCTCAGGCATGGACACCTTCCCAACGGCTGCTACCAACAACACCCGTATTCTTACTTGGTACGTGGCCGCTTACGAGCAGTCAGTTGTCGTACCCGGTATCGAACGTGCCGTCAACGCTAACAACGAAAAGCAAGTTTTGCGCCTTCTCGCTACCCGCATGGACGAAGCAAAGATTTCTGCTGCCCAGAACATCGGTGTTATGTTCTACGGTGTCGGTGCAGGTAAAGACTTTGACGGTCTTGGCCTGATTGTCGATGCTGGTACGAACAGTGCCGCCTACGCTGGTGTGATTCGTTCTAGCAACGCCTACATCAACGGTGACGTTACGACTGTTACTAGTGGTATCGTTACGCTTGACTACTTAAGTAGCGAGTTTGACAACTCTAGCGCGGCTGGTTCACAGGGTGAAAGCCCAACCATCGGCCTCACCACTAAGGCTGACTGGACTTTCGTTGAAGGTCTGATGCAACCTATGGTACAAGGTCGTTACGAGACTATCGGTATTCACGGTTACGACCGTGTTGATGGCGGTACGCCTCCCGGTGGTGTCACTAGCAAAACTGAAGGACTTACCGCATTCGGTGGCTTTAACGCCCTCGTTTACCGTGGCCGTCCGTTGGTCGCTGATGACAACTGTACGACTGGTACTTTCTTCTGGTTAAACGAACACTACCTTGAGTTTAAGCGCCTGATTGATTCAAGCCTGAACCAAATCGGTAGTACTGTTGAAGTAACCGAAGGTTTCTACAAGGACGTTCCAATGCCTAGCGCCTTCCAAATGCGTGAACTGATGAGTCCTGTTAACCAGTACGGTGAAGTCGGCCTATTAATACTTATGGGTAACTTGATCCACAAGCAACCTCGACGTAACGGCAAATTAATTTCTATCATGAGCAACTAAGCTTAGAAAGGCAAAGATTCTATGGAAAATGGATATAAAACACTTACCGCTGCTGACCTGAATACCTTTGGTGTGACCCAGTTAGAAGAGTTCGGCGCTTTGGGTAAGACTAAAGATGGTCGTACTTTTCAGTACACTAAGTTTGGCGGTACGTCAGCTATTTCAGCTGGTCTCGTCTGTACTGGCCCAGCCGCACCGGCTAACTCGACTGGTCTAGCCATTACGGCTGTTGGTACTGGTGGACAAGCCACTGGTAACTTGGTCGCCAATTCACGTACTTTGGTTCTGACTAACGGCGCAACCGCTGTGACTGTCAACCAGTTTCAGTTCTTAGAAATTGTTAGTGCTGCTGACCTTACCTACAGTCTTCGGATCAACGGTAACACTGCAGCTGCTGCTAGTGGTTACGTGACTGTCACGTTAGCCGACCCATTGCCACAAGGTGTCACTACCTTGATTCCTGGCACTGATACCGCTAACTTGGTACTGTCAAACTTTAACGGTGCCAGCCCATCTCTGACCGGTAACGCTCCGGCTGGTGTAACTGTTAACGCTGTTCCTAACAGCGCTACTGTCACTAACTACGGCTGGGTACAAACTGGTGGTAAAGCATTCGTCAAAGCAACCACCGCCACTATTGGCCTTGGTGTCGCTGTTGACCTTGCCGGTACTGCCGGTTATGTCATCATTGCCGCTGCTACGACTGGTAACATCGGCTGGGCTAAAGCCTCGGCTGCTAGCGGTACGGCTTCAGTTGTTCTAAACATTAACTCCTAAAAACAATATTACCCTTTAAGGGGGGGTACTTAGCATGGCAAATCGCAAACTAGAGAAGTACGTTCAAGTTGTCCGTGAAGACGGTTTGAACACAAACAAAGCAGCTACCTTTGGTAGTACTGTGGCAATAACAGGTGTATTGACTGCGACCGGTGGAATTGCAGTATCGGGTGGAGTTACGGGAGTAACCTCTCCTGTTGTACAGAGCGCATTAGTCGGTGCGACAGTTGTATTAACCGCCGCACAATCTGGTGGTACTTTTCAGAACCGTGCGACCAGTGGTAGTCCATCTTGGACGCTACCAACGGCTGCTAATGGTCTAGAGTTTACCTTTACGACTGCTAGTACTACAGCTGGATTTACCGTTACAGGCGGGACTGTTCACGCTAAGACTGCGGCCACAGGAACAGCGGTTAGTGGTACTACACTAACAAACACCCAAGCTACAGCAGTAGTTGGCGATGCAATCACACTAGTATGTGATGGTACTGCTTGGTGGGTTACTGCTCAGACTGGTATCTTTACCGCAGCTTAGCGTAAGCTAGTAGAGACACTGCGAGAACAAAAGAGGCTCCGAAAGGGGTCTCTTTTGCTTGGTAAGCATATGTGTTATATTTAGCGTACATGAAACAACAGCCCTCTAGCAGGCCAATCATATCCTCTTTTGTGGCATTAATAGGGAGTTATCAATGCCATTAGTAACCAAAACAGCGACGAACGATGTAAAGCCGTACGGTACACAGCCAAACACTAATCAGATGTCCTTTCAGGAACGCCTGATGGAACGGTTTAAGGCTCACGAATACGTCAAAGTTATTAATGTCGATGATGAGCCGTACATGTGGCAGTACATGCCTGAAGCTAACGAAGAGTACGAGTACACAACCGATGGTATGCACCGTCATACTCGCCGCTCTGAACCTGAAATCTGGGAACTAGGAGCCGGTGAGACGGATGTCATTGTCGGTGGTAACGCTTACCTGATGATTGAAGGACTTTACAAGAAACTAACCGCTAAAAAAGTACTGGCTAAGGTAGAGTTTAAGCCGGGCGTGGCTAGAGCTTTCAACTACGCTGATGGTACTCAGCAAGACTACTGGATTGACCGTATTCTAGTTGGTAAAGAAGTACCTAGCTTTACATCAACAAGCGTCGCAAAGCTTCCTGAAGGGGGCGAGAGCTATGAACCAGCCAAGCGTGGCCCCGGCCGACCAGCTAACCAGACGGTCTAGGGAACTAGACGCTCGGGAAGCTTACCTCGTAACCCGTGAACAACTGGCCGAACAACTAGAGGCTGATATAGCCCAGCTAAATACTCGTTTTGAACTACAAGATAAGCAGTTTAGCACTCTGAGCAGTGAGTTACGCAGCCGTCAAGACCTAATTGACCAACATACTAAACGGATAGCCAGCATGGAAGTCGATTATGACCGACGGACAGCCGATTTGAAGGCTAAATACATAGAATCGCAACAACGGCAAGACTTACTGCTCCAAGCAGCCAAGCAAGAGCTGGATACTGTTAAACTGTCTATCCAAGAGCGTGAAAAGTATGCCAAACGGCAAGAGTTTGCGATTAACGACCAAGCCGAAGCGGGCAATACTCGACTCCGTGGTATTGACTACGAGATTACCGAAGCCAAGCATGTGCTAAAAGAGAGTAAGTTAGCTTTGCATGACGTAAGCGATAATCTTAAAGTGCTTACAGTCGATTTAGACCAGGCTAGAGATGATATGGAAGTAGAAATCAACCGTTTGCAAGCTGGTGTTGATACAAAACAGTCTGAGTTAGACCAATTACAAGCAGATGTTGTTGAGCAGGAATCGCAACTTGTCATAGTTACTAACAGAACTGCCGAACAGCAGACAGAAATAGATAAAAAGCTTCGTACACTAGACGTAAAAGAGCGTGAAATCATGGCGAAACGTGATGCGCTGCAACGTGAAGAACTAGACATGGCCGAGAAGCGTCATCGTCAGACTAGCAGAGATCGACTTTATAACGTAGAATAGGCGTAATGTCTAATCGCTCAGGTTCGCCTTACTCTGCACCACGAGATGCTAACCGTGTGCCTTTTTTACTGGCTGCTAGTACAACTGATGGTATTACGCCTGTTGTTTTAGAGGCTGACCCTACTACGCACCTGTTGCAAGTATCTAGTTCATCATCAGTAGCACTTAAGCCTACGACCTATGACACTATGACGTATACCTCTAATACTACGAGCGATGTTTATGTATATACATTGGCAGGCGTTACAAAAGCAACTCAAACCGTGAACTACACCGATTCTACTAAGGCCGTGATAACTACAGTAGTCTGGAGCTAGGATGGGCACTGTCTTTGATCCATTGCTTGGACAGTTGCGTACTACTGACCCGAATAAACGCACGACCCGCTTCATAGTTGCCCCTTTCGGCGATACCCGTCCAGCTGACTACACCTGTGCCAATAACACCGCTAATGACGTCGAGATAAACGCGGCCATAGTGGCCGCCAACGCCCTGACTAATGGCGGTATTGTTGACCTGCTAGACGGTACATTTACTCTGGGTGCGTCAGTCGTGCCGCTTAATAATGTTTGGCTAAGGGGTCAAGGCATGTTCCAGACTAAGGTGACGACCGTCAGCGGTTCAACCTTTGGCATACTGGACAACTATAGTACTTATAACTCAACTACGCCCTACACTAACGGCATTATCTCCGACATGGAACTCGATGGCAGTAACATGCTCAACACCAATGGTAAAAAAGGCTTCAACGCTTCCTCTCTTAAAGACTGTAAGTTGATGCGCCTCAACGTCCACGACACGACTGCTACCGGCCTTGGGGCTGATGATTATACCGGCGTGACTATTACCGAGTGTATCGTCCAGCGTTGCGGTTTCAGTAAAGTCGCTGCTATCACCGTTATGGCCTACACCGCTAATACGTTCTCTGCGACTACCGGTACAGCCCACGGTTATTCAGTTGGCGATTACATTGTCATAACCGGTATGGTGCCGGTGGGGTACAATGGTGTCTTCAGGGTGACTAGTGTACCGACGACTACTACTTTCACGGTTGATACCAGCAACAACTCCGGCAACTTACAGCTATCCGTAAACCCCGGCACAGCTACCACTTTTGGCCAGATTTCTGCCTCAATTCTAGGCTGTAATGGTATCGGTATCGCCTCCGGGTCTAATACTGCCGAATACATGGTGATTAGTAATAATATCTGTATCGGCAACCAGAACAACAACTTCTTAATCGAGGCTGATAACGTCGGTACTGGAAATACAGCTTCCTACATCTTCTCTGATAACATCTCGATTAACGGCGGCCAAGCTGGCTACCGCAACACAGGTACGCCAAACGTCCAGTTCAACAATAACTATGATTATGGGTCGTTGATTAGTTGTTTCGTTGGGGTAACCAATATCAGTAAGACTCTGACGGCTTCCTCGTGGACAGCTTCAGTAGCTACTTATACCACTAGTGCCGTCCATGGCTTCTCGGTTGGGCAGTATGTCACGGTCTCTGGTGTTACCCCCGCCGGTTATAACGGCTACTTCTATATAGCTAGTACGCCGACTACTACAACCTTTACCGTAGCTATGGCGGTTGACCCGGTTGGAGCCGGTACGGTTTTTGGCAGTTCCCAGGTCGTAGGGCATGCTGTTGACGGTACGCAGATCAACCACAACGTCTTCACCAATCCTATCCTCTATGGTATCCAGATTTTCGCTCACTCCGACGGCGTTAGTGCTAGGGGTAATACGATTAAGAATGGCACTTTCTACGGTATCTACGCTGGCAGCGGTTACGGCACGATTGCTGGCAACCGCATCTACGGCAATGGCTATGACGGCATCGAGATTATCACTGGCGGTAACTACCAGCCGCTCGACTGTCTGGACGTGTCCGGCAACCTTATCTATAACAACGGTACGCTAGACGCTCTCCATGACGGCATCAACGTTAACCCTAATGCTAACACCCCTATTACTAACCTGACACTGGCCAATAACCACTGTTTCGATAATCAGAACACCAAGACCCAGCGGTACGGTATCTATCTGCGAAGCGGTAGTGCCCTGGCTAACTGTAGCGTCGTCGGCGGCGCTCTGTCTGGGAACTTGACTAACCCGATACTCATATCAAATACCAGTACAACAATCTCAGTTTTAGGTGTTTCTGGCACCAGTAATGTTGGTTTTAGCCTCGGTACAGTTAATAGTTTAATCGTCACCACTCCAAGCGGTGGCAACGCTACCTCACTAGCCATTACTCAGAGTGATACTACTAATAACCCAACGGCTGAACTCATCACGAACAACGGTACAGGCATGGGCTTAGATATTATCCAAAACGGAATTCTGGCTTCTAACAAATTTGCCCTGTACGTCAACAGTAATGCTGTCAATACCAACTCACCTTTAGTTTGGCTTCGGTCAACTAATGCTAGTACCACTGGAGCTACTTTAAAAGTAGATAACGCTGGAACGGGTCCAGGACTAGATGTTAAGACTGGAGGTGTGTTAATTGAGGCTGGCAGTCTAACGCTTACTACTGGCAACAAATTAAGTATAGGCACCGGCACGAATGCTTCTATCGGAACTGCTGTGCTAGTAGCTGGTACGGTAACCGTTTCAACAACTGCTGTAACAGCTAATTCAATCATTATGCTAACTTGTCAGCTAGTCGGTGGAACAGTAGGGGTACTATCTAAAGGTACTGTAGTAGCTGGAACATCTTTTGTAATCAATAGTTCAATTGCTACTGATACTAGCACTATCGGTTGGATAATTATTAACTAATATAGTACACTACCACCATAGGCAAAACATACAGCCCGACTCCTTTCGGGTTGTTTTTATTTAACAGGAGAATCTAATGAGTTATACACAAAGCGGACTAAAACAATCAACCCCACTAGGTGGGTCAGTAACAGACGGCAACCGGGTAGCATTAACTGGTTCAGCAAACTACTTTCAAACAGTAGATATTACAGGTACGCCTAACGCATCCCCACTAACAGTCAACACAACGGCTACGCTGCTTGTACCGCTTAACGCAGTATCGCTTACTATCATCAGCACTACGAACGCCTTGCAAGTCTCAGAAGACAGTACTTCAAGCGCATCGTTTAGCATACCGGCCGGGCAACAGGTCACTGTACCTTGTGCTCGTCAGGCTAATATCTATCTATCAGCTGCAGCAAGTACGGTTTGCAATTTCTTTTTTAGCTGCTATTAACAGAGGATAAATGATGGCTAAAAGCGTAACATCTTGGAACAGTAGTAGTAAGAGTACTAGCCCGTGGGCGACCGTTACTAAAAGTGGGTCGGCGTGGGTTAATAACGTGGTCAAGAACCAGACCAGCTTTACGGTAACACCCCGTACACCTAGTAGTTGGGCTAATGAATCTATGCAACTAACGCCTTACACATACGATGACGCAACGATTACCTACGACAATTCTTATACCTATGACTACTTGCAGATGGTCACGAACACGACTAACAATAAGAATGTTACAGGGTGGGCTAACTAAGTGTCATTTCCAGCAAGCCTTGATAGCATTCCACAGCCCGGTGCTGGTAGTCTTACTAACAATCCATCGCATGCTGGCACCCATGTACTCGAAATAACGGCTATTCAAGCTTTAGAGGCAAAAGTAGGTACTGGTGCTAGTACGCCGGTTGCAAGTACTCTGTTACGTGGTACTGGAACGGGTACTACTGCCTACGCACAAGCTGTATTGACTACTGATGTTGCTGGTACTTTGCCAGTTGCTAATGGGGGCAGTGGCGTAACTAGTTCTACTGGTACAGGTAGCGTGGTACTGTCTACTTCGCCTGCGCTTACTACGCCAACTGGTATTGTCAAGGGTGATGTTGGACTAGGTAATGTTGATAATACTAGTGATGCTACTAAGAATGCTGCTACGGTTGCGTTGACTAATAAGACTATATCAGGGGCTAATAATACACTAACGAATATTGGTGGGAGTGCGATTACTTCCTATTCAACAAATAGGGGGAATAACGGCAGTAATATAGCCGAGACAGTTGCTAAAGTACAAACAGGTTGGGTTGCGACACAAGGCAATGGTACTGGGGCTGCCGGTGGAACAATTACCTTCCCCGTTGCCTTCACTAATGTACCCATAGTTACTATTACTTTCGGCGGTGATACGGCTGGTGTTACCGCTACACTGGGTGCTGGTGGTGCAAATGTCAATGGTGCCTGGGCTATCGCCAAAAGCCTAACTACTACAGGGTTTGCCTGGACTGTTAACACATCTGGCGGTACTTGGTCAACTTCCAATACTGTGTATGCCCAGTGGACGGCTATCGGTGCCTAAATATGAAATATCTACTTCACAAATTTGGATTATGTTACAAGGCACGCAGAGGCTATGAGTGTTATGGTAACACCGGCGAATGCAAGTAATGATATACAATAACCCCATAAGGACAAACAAATGCTAACTTTCACCCAAGGATACACCAGAAGTAGCGATATAGTCGGCATTAGCCCAACGACAAACAGCCTAGCCCTAACAAACCTAAAACAGGACGCTAATCAGGCTGTTAGAATCTTCAAGAACGCCAGCCGTCGCTACTGGACACGTAAAGAGGTTACGACTAACCTAGTCGCCTCACAAGCCCGTTACACGTTCCCGCAGGACATGGTACGCATAACGACTGTCAAAGTAACCAGTGGCGGATTAACCCTGCCAGTGACGCTTGTAGACTCTGAGGAGATGTGGAACCGCTTAACACTCGTACCGGCTATGACTGTCGGCATACCTACGACAGGCTTTGTACGGGGGAAGAATGAGTTAGAACTCTACCCAGTACCATCTGCTAATGCTACTAACGGCTTGATTGTTTCTTACGAACCACGCTTAAAAGATATGTCTCTCGATGACGCTACGCCAGCGATTAATGTTACTAATGGCTCGGTTACGGTAGCATCATCAGCACTGTTCAACGCTAACATGGTCGGTATGAGTTTACAGGTAACAGACGGCAGTGATGGTAACTGGTACCCAATAGTCGGCTACACAAGTTCCAGTTCCATTACGCTTGAGAATGTCTACCTAGGGCCAACTAAGTCCGGGGTAGCAAGTCTGATCGGTCAAGTACCAGATATCCCAGAGGATTATCACATGGCTATGGTCTACTTCCCTGCTTACAACTACTACTTAAAGCGTAAAGACGCTGCTACGGCAGCCGGTTACAAGCAACTGTTTGAAGACTTACTGATACAGTATAAAGAGGTTTACGCTGCTAAGAGTACTGGGCAGATTTTGCAGTCGTTAGATTCCTACAGCTATAACTTGTTTGGTATTCCCCCTACAGGAATGACAGGTTAAATAATGGCAGGTAAAGGCCCCGGCGACACCAATAAGTTCCTGATTAATATGGCAAGTTTCGAGGGCGGTCAGTCGATCGACTTCAAAAATGGCGTGTCTAACTCGTTCTACGCTTCTGAGGGGCTAGATTTCCGCAGCAAAGCTAGTCAGATGTCCGTCTTGCCGGGCTTGGCAGCCGTGTCTGGCGCAAGTGCCGTACTAGTAGACTTGCCAGTTGATATGGTACAAGACCCCACTGGCAATCGCTGGCTAATCGGTAATGCTGGAAATCTGTACAAGTTAGATACTAGCAACACTCTGACTAAGGTTGCCACCACTACAGAGACAAGCGGTTACGGTATCGTTTATAACCAGCTGTCAGACTTCCTGTATATCACAGGCCAGCAGAGCGTCAGCATGTACGGGCCACTAGCTAGCAGTCCAGCCTTAAAAGACGCTCAGTTTGGTAAGTCGGCTAGTAGTGCTAACGGAGTGGTTAACTTATACAACTCAGTCTCGACTAACTATGACGGTGCCGCCCGTAATAACATGCTTAACTTAGCCACTACGCAGGGCGTGACTGCTACCAGTCAAGTCACAACTAATGCGACTTCCCTTTTCTACACCACGCCGACCAGCATACCGGCCGAGACTGTCCTAACTGGCAAGTGTCCGTTTGCGCCTGATTTAGAGCCGTTCTACTCGATAGCTGTCTACGTAGACACTGTTGGTACGGGTAATGTCACGTTAACGCTTCACGATGGCTTTAACAGGTCACTGGCAGCAATTACTATCGCCCACGCTAGTCTGACAACCGGCTATAACGAGTTTGTGTTTGCGGCACCCGGTATCCGGTCATTTACAGGCGCAATTCAGTCTGGCCTGTCGGCTGCTTATCACTGGCATATTACCAGCACCGTGGCCGATACAAAGGTGCGTACTCTAACAACCGTAGACTTAAGTACTGCTGACATGATTTTGTTTAACTACCGCATGGTCAAGACTAATAATGGCTGGCACCCTGCGACCATCTTTACGGGTAATGTTTTCCTGCTGTGTGTCGGTAACGGTCAATACTTGAGTACTTACAACTTTAGCAATGACGCTAACCCTAGCAACAACGTCTGGCAACGGGAGCGCTTTCCTATCGACGCTGGCTATGAAATCTGCGGCCTAAGTCAAAACAACCAGTACCTAGTAATCGCTGCCGAGAAGCGCAGCGTTAGCAGTACCACCAACAACTACCAAGAGGGTGCGCTGTACTTCTGGGATGGTCAGAACGCCAGCTATAACTTTAAGATAGTTATACCGATGGGCGCACCGTACAGCGTCTATACGTTTAACAATATTACCTACTTCATAGCTGCCGGTGCGCTGTATGCGTGGGGCGGTGGTCAGCAGGTCATCAAAGTACGGCCGATTGCTTACCAGAATACTGACTATCTTGGTACGACCGATACGACAATTGTTAACCCTCACATGATGGCCCCCCGTTACAACCTACTCATGATAGGTTATCCAAGCGTCACTACTAACGTCAACCTCAAGTACGGCATTTATTCCTGGGGGGCCGTGGAACTGATTTATCCTAACAGCTTCGGTTACAGCTATGCGCTAGGCAATGCTACCTACAACTACTCGGCAACTAATAACTTGCAAATCGGTATGGTGCAGAACTTCGTCGATACGATGTATGTGTCGAGTCGTAAAACAGTAGCTGGTGTCACGACTTACTATCTTGATATGGTTAACAACAGTTCCCCGGCCGCTTCAGTCTTTAGCTGGACAAGTTTAATCTATGACGGTGGCGTGCGCTATAAGCAGAAGAATGCTGGCCGTTATAAGGTTAACTTCTTACCGTGGCCCGCTAATGCTACTCTGACGGCATGGGTTTCTACTGAACGTGGCGCACAGATTAGCGCTGACCCGACTACAAGTACCGCCTACTCGCCTGCGACTGGTGATACGAGTATTGTTATAGATGTTGAGCCAGGACGCTTCTACGAGGCCCAGTGGGGCTTCACAGGCACTTGTAGCAGTCCGGCAACGATACCTACTATTACCGGCATCGTTTACGAGATTGACCCCCTAAATTCTGAGGAAGATGTACGTGTCGATGACCAGCGAGAGGGAAGTTAATGCAACCTAACAGTCAAGCCAATACGCTAGCAGCCAATACTACCGGTGCGCCAATGGAGATGTACACGGCGACCTTTGGTAACATGAACTTTCAGATTGCCCCGAGTATGTCTGGTAAGGTTAGTAATACCTTTGGTACTGTTCCCTACGTATCATTAGAAAGCATTATCTACGCCCAGCAGATGCAAGCCCAAATGAGTCCGACTAACATTGTCAGTGGACAGAATAGCGGTCAACAGAACATCCAAGGTAGTAT